AAATATATCTGTCTTTTGCTGAAATGGTTGCTGTTGGAGTGTCGGAAGGTACTATCAAAAATGCAAAAGCATATAGTCGCAGCAATTGGCACTTCATAAAAGACCCCATTGATGAGCGGAAGGTATTGATAGGATATGAGGAGTTGGGGGCGAAGTACAAGGCACTGATAGATGATACTTATGGGAATGTATATGAGTATGCAGCGTATGAAATGCTTAATAAGCATTTAGTGACAGGGAAAGAAGATATAGAGGTGATAAGAAATTACAGGTATGGGGAGAATAAATATTTGCCGTTACCTTATCAAAAGAGTTGTATAGAAGCGTGTGGCTATTTGAGTTTGGCGAGTAAGACGGGGAAGAAAGATGCTATAATGATTGGGTTTAGGTCGAAGGGTGACTTTAATAAGGCGTTGTTAAGTTTGGTGAAAGTGAGAGAAGTTGCCCTTCCTTTTTCTCAGAGGAAGTTCTATGAAAAGGTAAAACGATATAAAGAGGTAGGTGCTAGTTGTGTGGTTAGTAAGAAGTATGGTAATCAGAACAGCAGAAAGGTAGGTGTAGAAATGGTGCAGATGGCTTTGCTAGAGGAATTGTGTGGAGTTGCGAATAATTGGGCATATGCTAAGATGATGCGAAAGTATAATGAAGGTGTGCGCAAGCATAATGAAGCATCAAGAACGGGGAAGTGGAAAGAAATATCTGAAAGTACTATAAGGAATTATATAGGTGATAAAAATGGCGATGGTAAGGTTCGTTTTGTGTGTGTGCCAGGGCGCGAGAGTTCATTGGATTGGCGTAAGCAATTTGGTATCGTGAATAAGCTAGAAAAACCATCAAACATCTTGTACTATGCTGAGGTAGATGGATGGACGGCAGAATTTGCGTATCAGAAGCGAAATAAGAAAAACATTGTGACTTATCACAATAGAAAGAAGATAATACTGGTAGTAGATGGTTACAATAATTACCCTCTTGGCTACTCAATTGTTGACCAAGAGACGGTGGTAGGAATAAAGGGTGCTTGGCGCGATGCTTTTATACATATGAGAAGTTTGCTAGGTGGCTATTATAAGTTGTGGCAAATCAAGTCTGACAAGTTTGGTGAGAAACAGATGAGGAATTTTTATGATGGTATGTCCAAGTTATTCACGCCTGTGTTGGGTAAGAAAAATCCGAATACTAAAGGCATAGAAGCTAAGTTTTCTTATTTGAATAGAAAGTGGTGCAATGAGTACGAAAACTGGACTGGTGTGAACATCGTGCAGGGCAAGAAGAATCAACCGAATTTTGAGTTTAAGAACATGATAAAAACCAATTTTCCTGATGAGCAAGGTGTGATAGCACAGATTCGTGAAGTGGTGGAAAAGGAGCGAAAAGACTTAGTGGATGAATACTTGAAAGCATTTGAGAGATTACCAAGCACTGAGAAGGAAAAACTAAAGATGACGAGACGGGATTTTTTGCTACAGTTTGGTGTGGCAACTGGATACACTAGAAGGCTTTCGGGACATGGTTTGAGGGTTACGATTGATGATGTGACTTTGCACTTTGATAGTTTTACTAAGGAGTTGCGTCATTTGGCGCATATAGATTGGGAAATACTGTATGATCCTAGTGACTTATCAAACGCATTGGCGGTGAATGAAGATAGGACACGGATTATGAAAGTGGAATTGAAGGTGAATGGTGCGAAAGCTATTAAAGACCAAAACCCCGAAATGGTGAAAGAGTTTGAACGCAGAGCGAATCTAGAAACAACTTGGAAAAAGGATATAGAAGAGCATCGAGCGAACAATATGCTTTTGCTGAAAGAGCATGGATTGAGTGATGTGGTGGTATTATTAAAAGCACCGCTTACAGATAGTACGGGCAATCATAAGAAGGTACTGGAAGGCACGAAGGAGGATGTGAAAGAACTTGTTGCTAAAAGAAAAAAGAACCTTGACGATGATATTTGGAGTGAAGATGAGGAAGTGGGTAGCGGTTTGGCGATGGTTTAATTAAGAATTAGGAATGTTTTTTAAAAATTTAATCCAAAAATAGAATTGAAATGATACTTAATAACGCAGTAAAACAGAAGATAACAGACGCTTTAAAAGCAGACTTTGAGAGTAAAAAAGCAACTTATAAAAGTCAAGCTAAGTACGGAACTAGCATTGGAATACATAGTAGTACGATTACTAATGTACTCAAAGAAAACTGGAAGATTGGTCAACAATTGCTGTCAAATGATAAGTGGATAGAAGTGGCTCATGCTATCAATTATAATCTGCTGAGTGAACAAAAGTGGTACACTGCTAAAACGAAAACGGTAGTGGAAATATGGGAAAAGATAGACTTTGCTAGAGCGCATTATGAAAGCATTGTGATATGTGATAAGTATGGTATAGGAAAGACGGAAGCGATAGAGTCTTATAATGTAGAGCATGACTTTACTTATTTGATAGATGATACTAGAGAAATTGGTACAAAGTCACTATTTATCAAGGAATTGGCACGGGTGACAGGTGCAGGAATGCACGGTACGATGATAGAAAAGGCTCAAAGAGCGGTATCAATTATTAAATCACAAGCGGTTCATAAACCTGTTTTGATTATAGATGAAGCTGGCGACATGAACAATACGACTATTGAATGGCTAAAGAAGCTAATTAATCAAACAAAAGGCTGTATGGCTTTGGTGTTAGTGGGTTCGGATGGGCTTAGAAGTAAGATAGAACGTGGAGAAAAACGTGGTGCGAATGGTTTTGGTGAGTTATTTAGCCGATTAGGTGAGCGTTATTTGGAATACCTTCCTAAGGAACCAAATGCAGCTACTAAGTATATGAAACGGCAAACGGTATTGGTGTGTAGAGCGAATGGTGTTACGGAAAAGTCAGTTATAGCGAAAATCATAGAGATTGGAGGTGATATGAGGCGTGTGAAACGTGAGATATTGAAGCATAAAAAGGAGGTTTTAGTGCCTTAAAAATTCATACATAATTATAAAAGATAGCAACATGAAAGATTTGAATAATAATGATTTATTTTTTTAAAAGCGGTTAAGAAATATCAAGATGAGTTAATGAAACAATATTGTGATATTGCTCATAGATATGGATTAAATATGATTGAAAATGAAGATAGTGCATATATGACTACAAGGATAAGACTCTATATGAAGCTATGAGAACTAGAGGAAGAAATAACAGGTGTGAAAGTAAAAATAAAGCTAGAAAGCAATGTGAAATTATTCTTATTTGAACAAGGAAATTAATTATGGAAGCAAATAGCATTGTGTCAAAAATATTCAACTGGACGGTCGCAGATTATGCGTATGAAATGAGTGAACTCAAAAAGCGCATCTATTTTGAGTTGTATGGCGAGTATTATACTTACAGTAAGACTTTTGAATGGTGGATGTTGAAGCAGATGGATGTGGTGAATTGGTTGATGGTTTACAGATGGGAATTGAAAGGTGTGGATAGAGTGGATGAACCAGTATTGTATGCGATTTATGAGGATTGGAAGGAAGAAATTGAGAGCCAGTTTGCGTTGGTTTATCCTCCAGCGAATTTGGATAGAGATATTGTAAACGAACAAAAGAAATCATCATGGGAAAACGAGCAATAGGTATTAAACAATTTTTAGAAAAGGAGTTTGATTGTTGGGAATTTGAAGGTGACTGGAAGTTGTCATTAGGTAAGCCAGAGAAGAATTTCAAAATGTGTGTGTACGGTGATAGTGGCAATGGTAAGACTTCTTTTTGTATCAAATTGGCGAAGTACCTAGCAGGATTTACGAGAGTTTATTATAACTCTTTTGAGGAAGGCATTAGTAAGACTTTACAAGATGCGCTAGTTCGTGAGAACATGATGGAAGTACAGGGAAAGGTTGTGTTTGGTGATAAGGAAAGTTTTAAAGAGGTAATTGCACGGCTTAAAAGGCGGAATTCACCTAGAATATGCTTCATAGATAGTCGGGATTACATGAAGCTGACGACAGACCAATACAAAGAATTGATAAAGCTATTTCCTCGTAAATCATTCATCCTCATTTGTTGGAGCAAAAGCGATTCGCCAAAGGGTGAGTATGGGAAGGATATAGAATATATGGCAGATATAAAGATAAAGGTCACGAATTATATAGCGGAGGTTAGGAGTCGGTTTGGTGGCAATACTGATTTTGTGATATGGGCGGAAGGCGCAGCAAAAAAGGCTAAAAAGAACAATACGCAAAGAACACTTTTTTAATTAATTCAATAAAATAAAATTTAAAACAATGGGTATTTTTTCAAAGAAAACAGACAGTGAGAAGGTTGAGAACATGGGTGAAACTGTAGAAAAGGACACTAAAAAGGTCACGAATGCTGCAAGTATTTTAGAGGGCAAAGTGATTGATATTGCTGAAATTGACGCTGAAATTGCTGAATGTGAAGGACACGAAGTATGGAAAGAGACACAGGCAAACTTAAAGGCATTAAAAAAGTCTCGTAAGCAGCTTGAAGCTGAGGTGGCAATGACTATCAATGAGAACATACACTTATTTGAAGGAAATGGCGAAGTAAGTGTGAATGGTTATCGTGTGCGAAGTAAGGTGACATCAAAGGCGGTGTTGTCTGATGAAGCTGATGTGCAAACGTTGATTGAGAAATATCCAACGGTGCTCAAAGTAGAATTGATAAATAGTGGTGTGAAACAAGCGATGAAGATGCCTAATGTTGGCGCGGAATTGGAATTGTTAGGTGTGTTATTTAAAGAGATAGAAAGTATTGAGGTGAAAGCCTTATAAGAATCATGTTGCTACGTTTTTTAGATTAGTGTCGAGTGGTTCGCCACTCGGCACATTTATAAAAGAAAAAGTTATGAAAATACAAGATTTAAGAGTCGGGAATTATGTAGGATATGGACACTGGATTTGTAAAGTAGAAAGTGTAAATGACAGGCTAGTTATTTCGGACAGGACTGGACGGTTACAATATGTGAGGTTAAGTGAGGTGTCACCCATAGAAATTCACAAAAATTGGTTAGTGAAATTAGGATTTGAAATTCTTACAGATAATGAGAATTATGGGATTAGGTTTCAAACTGGGTATTTTATAAATGTTTGGTTTGTTAAAGAACACTTGTTAACAGTACATTTCTACTGTAATCATAAACATATCAAACACATTCATCAGCTGCAAAATTTGTATTACTCATTAAGCGAAAAAGAATTAGAATTATCATCATGGAAAAAATAACAAAAGAGCAAATAAAAAGGATATACGCGATGTTACCTGCGCGCATCAAAGGAGATAAAGAAGAAAAGGAAGCTTTGATAGTGCAGTTCACAGAAGATGAAGAAAAAAGGAGTACAAAGGATTTGACTTGGTTACAGGCGGAGGAATTGATAATAAGCTTGGGTGGTACAAATAAGAAGTATTTGCCTTATGCGAAGTTTGACCATAAGAATAGCCAACATCGGAAAATGTTAAGTTTGGCGATTACGCTTGGATGGGCTGAGTATAATGAGAAGTACAATAAAATGGTGGCGGATTTGGAAAGGTTAGGTGGTTGGATAGCTACTATGAGTATTTATAAAAAGCCACTGCTGAAACATACAAAGAAAGAACTTACACAACTAATTGCGCAATTTGAAAAGGTAGTAAAATCATATAGTAAGACATGAATATACCACGACATGAGATGAAGCTAAGTGTGAAGTTTGATGCTGTAGAGGTGGAAACGTTACAATATTTAGATAAATGCATAGAAAATGCTGATTATTTAGAAATGGATATTTTGCAAATAGCACAGTTTGATTTGGCATTAGAAGTACTAGGAAAGTTTTCAAATATAAGAGTAAGGAAAGGTAAAAGTTATTCAAAAACAATGAAGGTTTTTCAATTTTTGCACTTGTGGAAAATTGCAAACAAATGGGATTTTAATGTTGATGAATACTATACTATTATTTTAAAACAAATATCTGATAAAATACATCGTAGTTTGAGCGATTGGCGTATAAAAATGATGTGTTTTTTAGAAGAAATTACAAGCAAATGAAAGGTAAAAGTTACACAGTCACTAGCAAAGGTTTTACGGGTATATTGACTTATGAGTTTGATTTAAGTGGCTTACTAATAGCGTTTAAGACGGATATAAAGGATGAGAAAGTGTTGAAGGCTATGGCTAGGCGTTGTCCGGCAAATAATGATGAGTTCAAAAGCACAATAAACGAGCTTAATGGTTTTGTTAAAAACAAATTACGAGTAAAGGAAACGCCAGTGGATTTAAGTTTTGAACGATTTTGGAACTTGTATAGTAAGAAAGCATCGAAGAAGAAAGAATCTTTGAAGCAATGGGAAAATCTCTCTGAAAATGAAAAAATAAAAGTATTGCTATACATCCCAGTTTATAAATCAATCAAAAAACAGGATGGTACGGAGCTACTTTATGCGAATACTTTTTTGACAAATAAGAACTGGGAGTAATTCAGAATTTCAAATATCATCATCAATGAGAAATGCACAGGTAAGACAAGTATATACTATTCTGAAAAAAGAAGCGGTTCAGCGCAGGTACAAAAAGCTATCTGAAATAGATAATCAAGGCAAGAAATACACTACTGATGTGAAGTATAAGAAAATATCGGCTGAGTTCTATATATCAGAAGGTACGGTATTGAATTACATTTCTGCGAATACAAAGGAGACTAGGACACAATTCACGATTGAGCAGCAAGAATTACTAAAGGAGTTAGAGGAAAGAACAAGGAAATACGGCAGCAACAACAGAGCTTAAATTAGTTTTTTAACGCTTGGTATTAGTTATTATCAAGGTAAATTTTTGTAAAACATGAGGTTAATTTTAATGTTTGCTGTGGTTCTGATGGCTTTGGGTGGATGTACTACAGAAAAGAAGGTGGGTAAGTGGCTGGATAAACATCCAGATAAGTTTATCAGAGGTGATACGACTTATGTGGAAAAGATAGTGGAACAAAAGGTGGAAATCACTGTGCCAGCCGATACAGTAGGCGGAAATGTGGGGATAGAGAAGCTACTGGAAGGTGGCAAAGTCACTATCAAAAATGATACTAGCGATGTGTCGGTTACATTGGAAGTAGTGGAGGAAAAGACGGGCGAAAAAGTAATACAGGTGACAGGTGTGAAGAAAGTACAGGTTATTAGAAAAACGGTTTATGATACTGTTAGAACGGCTATTGCAATTGAATATCATCCTGATGTTGCTCGATACGAATTGCAAACGGATAGTTTGAAAAGTCAAATTGTAAAGAAGGATAAGAAAATCACTAAGTTGTCGAAAAAGGCAAAGCGTAGAGGGCGGTGGAATTGGATATTCATATTGTTAGTGATAGCGATTGGATTGTTTGGTTTAAATCACTTTACGGGGTTTTTGAAGAATTTATTTAGTAGGAAAGAATAGTATTATCTCGGCACTTTTAGAGACGGTGCATTGTATTTGGCATCGTCTCTTTTTTTAATCGAACCAGTTTGGAATTTTTTATCATCATAGAATAAAATATAATGACTTTAAAAGAATTAGTTGAACCGTTTAATAAATCGGACTGGGAAGCATTGTCTGATACTCACACAGAGGTGCGAAATATTTTGTACAATATATCTAAGATTGAAAAGAAATTGGAATATACTGGTAAGAAAGCTACTGTAAAAACGGGTACGGGTTGGATTTATGAGGGGCATACTTTTAATATATTAAGTATTAATAGTGTGGATAGAACAAAATTAGGTATTTATCCTTTCAATTCTGCTTTTCTAAAATTAGACTTGAAAGGTACTGAGTTTGAGTTTAGATTCGGAGTACGCCAAACTTACACTGTTATCAATGAGAAGGATTTAATTATTGTTTAAAATTAAAAATCAATGGAAACTGACGCAAAAACAATCATACAAGAAACAATAGGATTTGCTTGTAGTCACAATATTCATGAAGAATTAAAAGAACACATGAAAACGGTGCTTACAGAATTTGAATGGAATTATTTATTTAGTGAGGATTAAAAAAAAATAAGATGATAGCAGTTGTAAAATTAACCAAATTAATGGCTAAAGAAATTGATTTAGATAGTGATAGGGATTTAGCTTGGATGGATAGTTTTGTTAGTGAAGGAATGCCTGTGATATTGGTCAATGATTTAGACGATTTAACAGATTTATCCTCATGTGATTTTGAGGATGTAGTTTCTACTTAAGATATTCTCCCGAACTAAAAAGCGCATACAAAGCCATCAAATGAAACCTTTGGGTAATTTCTTGGACTAAATGGGAGGCGGCAGGTGGTACAACTTATAAATGTACTGGATAGCAATAAGTAGGAGAAACTAACGGTGTTCTAAACCGTTTTTGGGTTCGATGCCCAATATTGCTGCTATTTTTAATTCAAGTATAAAATACAAATCAATGAAAACGCCCTTATATTTAAGATTAGAACAATTAAGAGTAAAAGAAAAAAAGTACGAATCATTAGTAGATGAATATGATAGATACAGAGATATAGCTAATCTTCATCATTATAACGGAAGATTAGCTATGGTTCGAGAAGAAATTAATTTTTTAATTGAAGTATTAAATGATTAATATGATAGTTTATTGTTGAAAATAATCACCATGCCAATCCCAATGTTCAATAATAATTGAATAATCTTCCAATGGTGCATCTTTGTCTGCTTCTTCCCACTTGCCATTAGGGGCAAAACTTATATTGAACACAGGATTATCAAAACGATAAGAAGCATCATGATGGCGGATATTTATTGTAACTGCTGATAACCCTTTGGTATTAATAATTTTTTTGATTTGGCATTTTGCAATTTCCATAATTTCCGATGAGTCGTGTTGCTCACTCAATCTAATTGCATTTGAGAAACGTGGACTTTGTGCTATTGAAATATCATTAGTAACATCACTAGCTAGTTTATAATTACATTCATTAATTTTTAAATAATCATCAATGGATTGGCTAGGCTGCATACAGGAGTAAATACCTATTACCATCATGGGTAATAATAAATTTAATACTTTCATTGTTGCTATTTTTTTATACGTTTTTAGACTATAGACGCTAAGTTAGCAACACTTTTTTGATTTACATCCTACTTTACATTTGTTTTTATCATTTTTTTTTGCACTTTTGTAAGGCATTCCGCCAGAGTGTAAAAAAATACAATTTGTTGAAGTCTTTCAATAAAGGAATTGCAGGGATTGGTAAAAGAAGCTTCCATCGTCTTAGGAAGCCAAACCAAACTAGCTAGTCGCATGGGTATCAATGCAGCCATACCTACTTTCATATTGCAAGGTAAATTTAAAAACTATGTAAGTGCAGAAATGCAGCTTAAAGTCAAAGAGAGTTGTGAAGTTTTGCTTCGATACAGACAACCAATGCCACTAGCAGAAAAGCAGATGGCACACAATGTATTGGAATTAATGACACGCACACGGCTCGAAAAAGACAAAAAGCTATTGTTAAAGACTTATGAATTTATAACCAATAAACACTAAAACCATGAAAGTAGTATCTAAAGAATTAAACGAATTGCAAGTGGCAATCATCTTAGATGGTTCAGATATAGACAGCTTTATCAAAAGCCATTTGGACATTACCGACGATTTGATGACGGGCGAATTGACAGAGAAGGGCAAACAAGGCTTGGGGTATATGAGCAAACTCATTCGGCAATTAGTGCCAAGTGAGGTGCAGCTTAGACATGGTTTGCTGAATAAGCAGGAATAGGTTGTCACATATCAGATGCAACTACAGTGCAGTACGAAAAACGTCATCATTGATAATCAGTAAGTTATCATTGATGGCGTTTTTTATTGTAGTATGATGGTGCTAGGAGCTAGGCGAACTTAAATATTTTAGCGCAAAATAAAAATGTCACAATCATCGGTTAGTTAAAAAAAACGCTCACAATAATTAGTATTGCGAAAGCAAAAGTCACCAATCCGCAACCACTATTTGAGTTTTCATGATTATTCTTCAAATGTCGGTCAATCATGGCATTGGATTGGTCAATGCTATCTCCTAGTTTCTCCATCTCACGCAATATCCTTTTAGCTTTTTTTTTGCTCATCTTTTTAACTTGTTTAATTCTTTCGTTAATGTATCAATTTTGACGTTGAGTTCTTCAAGTTTAGTAATGAGTAATACGTTTTCTTCTTTCAGCGTCCTTATAAGTGATATGTATTCGTTGTTTTGAATAATCAATCCTGTTATTCTGTCTTGATTATCAATATGTTTCAGGTTCAGTGTAACGAGCTGCTGTTGAAATTTTAGAGATAATTCTTGGTAAGTATCAATTTCTGACACAAATGCCTTTGCCTCATCGGTTTTGAGTGTTGTCTTTTTCTTTCTACTCTCAAACCGTCCACTTGTCCAATATCCAGCTATCCAAGTGAGTACCATACCTATATATGGTATCAATTCTACTAATTTCATCGTTTTGTGTTTTTATGTTGGTTTATTCGTAATCAAAAGTATTTGTTTCGTCAGATTCTGCTATTTCGCCTTTTTGTATATCTAATTCAGAAGTCACTTCCTCAAATGTCTTAGCTGCGCTTTCATCTACAATAAGACATTCATAAACCATTCGATAAGCGATTTGAGCCGTCCCCAACGATTCGGGTCGAATGCTAATGCGCTCCATGCGCCCGTAATATTCACCTTTAGAGCCGTGTAGATTTGCATGTATGCTTTCTAACAAATCCATGAACGCCAACGCTTGTGATTGCGAAGTTGAACCATGAAATGAATTAGCAAATGTTTCTACGAGTAGAATAACATCTATTTGCATATTCATCAACTGCCCATCTTGTGCGATGTCGCTCATCTCGTCAGATGCAAATTCTAAGAATACAGCAGGCGTAGGAAATGGCAATTCCTGTGCGAGATTGGATATTTGATTGCTCCAAATATCTACCCATTTGATGCCTGTTATGTTGCTTATAAGCGTTGACAGTTCTATATAGAGTTCTTTCATAAATTATTCTTTTGCAGTTGTTCTACTGCGTCCATAAATTCTTTTTCAATTTTCTTCATCAAATAATCACTGTGACCCATGAATTGCCGTTTGGGATAAGTTGTATTCATAGTTCTAGTATGTGTGCGCACTTTATGTGCTTTAATTCTTTTACCTGCTCTAGTGTGCGCTTGTCGTGTGTGTTCTTTGACGGTTACGGTTTCTTGTATTGTTCCGCCATCATTGTGTAAAGCAGCGTATTTTCTATCTGCGCTGGTTATCAGCATTCGTTTAGTTGTCTTTTTTCGGATGCTTCTACGCAAATGACCGTTTTCTATCAAATTGGAAGCTGAACCATCGGCTTTGTCTTCCCATTTCTCAAAGGTTTTATCTTTCCATCCACCTTCTCTAAAACGCTGCTTAAAGAAGTTTACAGCGGTTACGCCAGATGCGTTAGGCAACTCGTCAATGAGTGCGCTGATGTCTAAACGAAGCTGTGCGAAGTTTGGGAAACTTACTCTTTTGTTCATGTTTAAGTGCTTTATCTACGTTTAGCAAACATCAATAATCCTTTTCGCTCGCTATCAATATTCTGCTGAGTGTATTCAGTTACATTTTTAAAATTCAACTCGCCATCCACATTTTTAATATCTACTTTAATGACCCTCGAATTGTAATACTTAATTAAAGCGTAATTGCCTTTCTGGTCACTATATACTTCGGTAGGATTTTTCATTGTATCGGTGATGTGATTTGCAAATTTCCATTTTTGACCGTTCGCATTCAATACCTTATTAATAGCATCATCATTTATATTGACCTCAAAATCCGTTGTACTATTCAGTTTAGTGTTTTGAATAAAGCTATCATTGTCACCTTTTAACCCATTCCACCAGTCGGAAGCTTCTGATTTTTGACTAAAATTGTCTAGGTCATTATTGGTCAAATTCTTTTTGTCATAGATACTATTCGCATCCATCAAACCATAATCTCCTACACCTTTCAATTTTCTAATTGTTTTAGTATTGAGGTTTTGCATATAAGGATGTTTGTCATTGAATATGATTTCTTCCTTACCTGCGTTAAATGCAAATTGTTCCTTGACTTTTGGCAGTTTGGCAATATCTTCATCAGATGTGATTGGATTGTTTCCTTTTCCAACTTGCAATTTATCGCAACGACATTCCCAATCTAAAGGCGGTAAGTGCTTATTCCAAAAATCATCATCAACAGGTCGAACAATGCCATCATATAATGCGTGTTCGGCTCTCACATCTTCATCTCCTGCTGTTATGAACTCTAAATCATATAAATCTTTTTCCAGTTCAATATCACGCCATTGACTAGCCATTTGTGCAGTTGATTGAGCTGTATTGTATTCAGTATTCAGCCAAGTCACATTATAAGTAGGGTGCAGTTTTAGTGCTTCCTTTTTGAAATCTGCGAACTTGCGAAGGTTTCCGTTTTCATCTGTCAGTAAGTTTGATAACTCAAATTGCTCTGTGAATGATTTAGCTGCACCGAATTGAAAAAGATTAGATTGTAGATTAGCATAGAAGCCTGTGTCTTTCAATCCAATCGCACCACTTTCTGCGATTGGTAATTCAATTGTTTCTATCAAATGTTCAGATATTCCAAAATGCAAATCGGTAGCTACTGTGAAAGCTGAACCTTTGAATACTTTCAAAATCAATTCTTCAAAGAACTTCAATAGATTTGTAGTAGTTGCAAGTATATTGTAATTATGGCCGTGTGCAGCTTCACCATACATTTCCGCCAAAATGCCACTTGTTACACTATTCTTTTTTTTTTGAGTAGTAATTTGACCTTTTTTAAAAAGAATAGGTAAGCCTGTTCTTTCTTGAAAAGCCGCTGCATCTATTTCAAAGTATGGCGCAATTTTTACAACAGATTCAATGTATTCTGTTCGTGACATTTCTGAACTATCATCCCAAATAAATGTATGATTTTCCAATGGTGCATAAATCGTTGAAATCTTTTTCAAACGCGGAATCAATTCTTTATTCACTAAATCCCTTTCCCTTTCCTTATCAGCTTCGTGTCTAAAGTTTGCAACCTCTTGGTGTACGAGTGTAGAACCAACAAATGCTTTTTCATCCACCGTGCCTGTGGAACCTAGTATCCTTTTGGTTATTTCAGAATTACAACGTTCAATCAATTTGTCAAATACTTCGTGAACATCTGATGTATTTGTATTAAGTGTTTGCAAGGTTTCATTCCCTTGTAGAACAGCATAATGTGCTGAAATCATATTTTTCAGCATATTCGCCAAATCCTGTTGTCGTGCTTTTGTGAGGTTGTCGGTAGTGACATATCTTGGCGGAATACCATACTTTTCTACAAAGTCCGCCCATGAACCAGTTGCTAGTTTCTTGACAAGCAGAATAGGTGCTAAATCTGCCAACACACCCAAATTATCAGATTTTGAAATTTGGATATAATAGTTTTTTAGGCGAGAATTTTTATAATCCCATCCTTTTGTATCTCCTATTCGTTTTAAAATAAGACCTTTATAGGGATTAACATGCGATTTAGGTATTTGATTGATTTCTTTTAAATGCCCATCTGCATCTAGTTCAAAAAGTTCAATCACACTACAACCCGTGAAAACACTCATAATTGAGAGTTTCAAATACTGTTTGAACCAAGACTGTTGGAACAATATTTTCAAATCTTCATTCTCTTCACCAGTCTTTTTATTGACTATTTTGAATTTCGATTGTAGGATTTTATAAACTCTACTTTCCATTACACCGACTAAGTGATTGTCAAGTAATAGTGATTTATATAATTCATCTAATGAGTGAAAACTTGGAGAACTAGGATTAGTAGCGGCTTCAATAGCATTTTTCCAGTCAGATATTCTTTGTCGGCGAATAGAAACGGGTGTCATTTCCAATTTGTGAGAGGTAGATTGAGATGCACTCAATTTACTTTCTACACTTGGCTCTTCGTCAATTGGCTCGGTTACCGTTATTTCTTTGATGCTAATTGCGTCTTTTTTTTGCCCTCTAAAGGCGTTTCTTGCTTTTTCTATCCAAGACATAAAATCTATATTTATATTTTCATTTAAACACGCTTAAATGGTATTTAGACCAAATGAGCGTTTTAGTTGCGAGTGCTATATGTAATAATCATCGTTTATTGATGAACCATGTATTATATCAAGTTCTGTTTCATCTACTATCAAATCCAGTTCGGGCGTTTCTTTGCCATCGCGTACATCGTTAATCCATTGATTCATTCTTTCATAAAGCAATTCAAAACTCTCTGGTATCTTACGAGCTGCATTAGTTAATATTAAATCATAGATGCAAAAAGTAGCCAAGCACTTGATAATTAATTTGTCTCTGGCATTTTCTGTTTTTGCAAAAATGGCATCAACATCATATTTGCCAGTGAGTTTAGATTTTATCATGTCTATGTTTTCCAACTCAATATTATCTAATCTAGTAGGAAAATCGGCTTGACTTTCATCTACAAATCTTTGATAGATGTGTGTCTTTATATCATTCTCAGTTAAGAATATCATTATATAGTATTTTTACTTTCCACCGTTCCAGTAGTTGGAGGTGGCGCATCATCTTCGTAAATATATTGTTCTAAGCGTCTGATTGCTTCCCTTTGTGCATCGGGTGAATCATCTTTGGTTTTGTATCCTGGTTCTATTCCTTTCAATTGCTCGAATCCTGTTGTATGGTCATTGTCACTTTTCAACGTATCACATGACCAAACTCTTTTATTTTGATAATATGGATATAAACCAAGTAACCTCTCGTATTTTGCTACTTTAGGCGTTGATACTTCAATGAAGTTGAATTTTACTTTGTATTCTTTTTCAACTTTCTTGATGGTTCGCTTAATCTCTTTGTTGATGAACTGTCTTTCGTATTGATTTTCCAGTTTTTCAACCATCGTTTTAGGCAATCTTTTGATTAATTGTGCTAACCAAATCAAAGCTTCCTCTATTTCGACTTGTCTGCAATACCCGTATAGTTTGCCAAAAGAACCATCTTTGACTACACCCATAAATTCCATGGCGTTGTAATCACTTGTTTCATTATCCGTCCAAGCAATATCCCAGTGACAAACAAAGCGAGTAAATAATGATATTCGTGGACGTTTGCGCCAAATCAAATGTTTGTTCTTGAATAGTTTACCAACCAAATGAGGTTCGTTTAAATACTCAGACCTAGCAGATAACACGCCATCTTCTTCCTCAATATCTTTGTAATAATCATCATCATACTTTGCATCCCAAATTGGCTTGTAGGTTTTTTTATCATAAGCTGGTACATTACTGACGTACCATTTTGGATGTCTTTTTTGCAATTCGATTTGCACCATTCTAGGCGCAAATTTATTACCTGCATATAAAAATCGTCGTGGTGAACCATCCATTGTTTTCAACAGCGCACCTTCTGTCCATTCTACTATTTCATCTTGCGCTTGCGGATTTTTGACGGTTCTCTTATCGCTCCAGTCATCGCCAATGACTAGCTGAGGTCTTTCTGCTCCAATGCGAAGCCCTCTCACTTTTTGCCCTAAACCTAGTCCTTTTCCTAAAAAACCAGATTGTGTACGAAAAGCACCTTCCGTCCAAAATCCTTGTGTTTTTTGTTCACCGAAATCATTTATCAATCTTGCGTTTACTTCAAACTCAGCTTGAATATCGCCTAATAAATCTTTAGCCGCATCATATGTACTACCTACTAATACTACATAGTTAGCTTTGCCATCAATGTGTAGCCAAAAAGGTATAAACACATCGCACCAGATCGATTTTGCTAGACCCCGACCCCATTGGGCAAATGCTCTAATCTTAGGGTTACGCTTGACTTTATTAGCAAAATTGATTTGAAAACGTGCATTGTCGCAAGTAGCTAAGTGAGAAAAGTATCTTTTAACACAGTAATCAATGTCTTTTTTTGCACGTTCAATATTTGCTAATCGTTCATGCCTTGACTCGTATAGCTTTAGTGTCGAATTGCTTTTTATCAATTCGAGTCGTTGTTGATAGCGTTCTAGTGCTTCTCTACTTTCCTTATTCATTAGCCTAGTTTTTGCGCTGCTCTGAGAATGTGTTCACTTTCAAAATCAACTTTAATTATTTGTTCGTATAGATTTGGATACTTATCGCCTAAGTCATCAAATATTTTTTCAGAAACTTCTAGATACACTTTGAGTGAAATCTTATTGTCTTTCTTGAATCTCTCTAATACTTTATTCCATTTTGCTGCTTGGTCTGCGATACCTACCAATTGAATAGAAATATTTTTCTTTTCATCATCTTCTACCGTTTTTAATTTTTTAATTAATTCTAAGGTTTCCTCAGCGAAGTAGTTAAGTATGTCCTTATAAATATCTTCTTGTTTTTCGGTGCTTAATAACTTAGCATTTCGGGTTTCACGCCAGTTTCCTCTGTCTGCCCAGTTAGATAATGTTTCCTCTTTTACCTTAATGAGTGCAGCGGCCTCTTTTAGGCTTTTGCCTTGCCCTACATAGTACATATAGCCAAGTCGGTACTCGTTTTTCTTTTTTACTCTAAATGGTTTCTTTTCAGACATTGACTTTTTTTTTACAAAAATGAATGGTTTAAGTCAGTTTTTTGATTTTAGTATTTTAATGCTTCTATTATGTATTGTTGTTAGTTGTATAGATAAGTATATCAATGATTTATACTTTTTTTTAAATCAAAAAAACCTACACATTTGCATCAAACAACGATTTAAAAGTCAGATTTCTAATTATGTCGAAACAACAAATCATATCAATCAAAGCAGAAGATGGCAAAGCTATCATTTATCTAAAAGGTCGAATTGGTCGATACTGGAATGATAGTGATGAGTTTGGTTGGAAAGTAGATGGGTTTGTGAAAGAAGGTATTACTGATTTAGACATTTATATTAATTCTCCTGGTGGCGATGCAATTGAAGCAAATGAGATAGCAAATATCATTAAGCGTTTTAAAGGAACGGTTAGAGGATTTGGCGGTGCGCTAGTCGCTAGTGCTGTTACTTATATTGCTTGTCATTGTGATACGTTTGAAATGGCTGAGAATGGTCAATATATGTATCACAAACCTTACACTTCACTGGAAGGAAATGTGGATGAAATAAAAGCTAGACTTAAAATACTTGAAAACATTACAGCTAATTATGTCAAAACTTATGCTCGTAAAACAGGTAAGTCAGAAGCTGAAATATTAGAAGCAATGAAACAAGATGTTTGGTTGTCAGCTAGTGAAGCTAAAGAACAGGGTTTTATAGATGGTATAACGGATGCAACTGAAATAGATGCTAAGACACAAGCAGAAATTTTAGCTTGTGGATGTCCAACACTTCCGAACATTACGGCAAAAAAGAAATCTAAAACAAAAATTTTATCACCAAAAGTCAAAGAAATGAGTTTTGATAAGAGTTTATTAGGGTTGAAAGCGGATGCAACAACAGAAGAGGTTGAAGCAAAAATCAAGGCATTGAACGACAGTGCAAAAGCTGCTAAGGGTGCAAAAGCAGAATATTTAGTCAATGCTGCTATCACAGCTAAGAAAATCACTGCTGACGAAAAAGCCGAATATTTAGAGTTGGCACAGTCTAATTATACTCTTGCTGAAAAGATATTTGCTAAAAAGGAAAGCGTTGAAGCTATTTCGTTAAAGCTAGAAACTACTAAGCCTGTTGTTGAAGCTGGTGAGGATAGAAGCAAATGGGGTTACGACACTTGGGCGGATAAAGCATATGATGAATTAGTAGCAATGTCAGAAAATGACACTAAAAAATATGATGCTTTAGTCAAAGCGAAGGTAGGTGAGAAGTAAATTTTTTTGATTGATTTTATTGTAAATTAAGAACAAAATTTTTGAATAGCTAAAATATAGAAGATGAAAGTATTGATGATGTTGTTTATAGGCGTGTTTTGTAGCGCATTTTTAGGGTTTTCGATTGCGGAAACGGTAGGTTTTGAAGGCGAAGCTGGCGCAATGATTGGCATAGGTGTCAGTATAGTAGCATCGTTTTTGCCCCAGCCTACAGGCGTATTATCTACTCAATTGTATAATGATTTAGTCGTAAAAGTAATCACTGACAAATTGCAATGGATAGGTACTTGGGTCGAGTTATTGATGACTAGACCTAAGTGGCTAAGTGGTAAGATTATAAAAGTACCAAAGGAAGGTACAGATGTAGATGGCGTTATAAATAACACGGTATGGCCTTTGACGGCTGATACTCGTTCGGATGAATTCGATACATTGGAATTGGATAGGTTTGATACAAAACCACGCAAGATTGACCGTGAAGAAATGCGTATTCCTTACGATGTAAAAGGTTCTGAAATCCGTTATCACCGCAGGAAGTTGGAAAAGATGTCACAGTCTCTTGGTCTTCATGGACTTGCACCCGCTTCTCATTCGGCTACTACACCGTTGTTAGAAACTACTGGTGCAGATGATGGAACGGGAAGAAAGCGATTGATTAGAAAGGATTTAATTCGATTTAAAGCAGCTTTAAAGGCTGCTGGGTATGACAAAGACGAAGATTGGTTGTTAGTCTTGTCTGCTGAACATGTAGAGGATTTAGAAGTAGAGGATGATTCTTTTGCTAAAACATTACAGCATCATAATTCAACGACGGGAGAGTTAGCTAAGAAGTTTCACAACTTCATTCTGCGTGAAGATAGTTATAGACCTGTTTATGATAATGCGACATTGACTAAAAAAGCTTATGGTGCAGTGGAAGCTGCTGATGATAGAAATGCTTCTGTTTTTGTTTATTTGCCTCGAGCAGTACGCGCAAAAGGGGAAGTAAATATTTCATCTATTAAAGTTCAAGATGATCCTTATAACAAACAGAATGTGTTGTCAACACATTTTTGGAATATTATCACTGGTTTTGGTGGTTCTTATTCGGGAGCAATAATCGACGGTAGAGTATAGTCATATATAAGGTAAACCATTTTAAAAAGAGGGCTTAATGGCTTCATTGAATTGTTAGTTTATTATAGCCCTCTAGGTTTTTAGTTTCAACTTTTATCATTAAATAAAAAATACGGCTCATGGCTAAAATATATTCAAAAGCAGAATTGCAGGAAAAATCGAAAGCGATATTCAATGAGAATAAAAGTATCAAAAAGCTTTACGCTACGAATGATGGTCAATTTTTCTATAAACAAAATCCTGCATTGCTTCACGCTTCATCTAGTAAGCTAAATGTTTACGAAATTGAGAAAGGTGAGCAAGCTGTACTTAATAAGTTGAGCAAGGATTATAGTGCTACGACTGCGATAGCATGGATTTTTAATAAAATAGACAGTGTGGAAGCTGTCAAAGAATTTATAGAAGGTGATGCACGTAAGACTGTTATCGAAGCTGCTAAAGAGCGTATTGAAGATTTAGAAGAGACAAAAGATTCGGAAGAATAATATTTAAGTAAAAACAACATTTAAGAATAGTTTAAAGCGGTAAGAAATGGCACAGGAAGGCGTAAAAATTAAAAAACTACAAGGCGGTTTAGGTGGAGTGAATGCTTCTACGGATGGCTATTCTTGCTTGGTAGTTGGTGCGGATGTAACGGGAATTGCCGCTACACATGATAATATATATGAGTTATTGCAAGCATCAGACGCTGATAGTTTAGGTTTTACGGCTTCTTATGATAGTAATAATGCAACGTTAGTTAGAAACCACATAGAAGAATTTTTCTTTTATGCGCCTACGGCTCGTTTATTTATTATTCCAACGGCAACAGGTCAAGCACAGAATGCAATGTTGTCAGTTGCCGTTCAAAACCTTATCAAATCTAAAGCTAGTATCAAAATAGTTGGTATCGTGAATGGTACTTATACAGTTGGTACAACAGAAGGCTTAGTGCAAACGGTTGTGGATGCTTTGGCTGCTGAATATCTATTGATTGATAGTGTCATTTTGGAAGGTACAGGAGACCAGTTTGAAGATGGCGCAAATGCAGACTTGGCTATTTCAGCCTTCACGGATTTGCGAACACTTACCGCTGCGAATGTCAGCGTTTGTATTGCACAAGATGGATTGACTGATGTATTACAGGGCAATCCTGCGACAAATCACAAAGCAAATGTTGGCGCAGCATTGGGTATGTTGGCAGTTCGATTTGTGAGTGAGCATATTGGGTCGATTCAAATCGAAGGCGTACGCTTGATAGATAGAGAGTTTTTAAATACAGAAGGCGATTTGGTATATTCACTGAATGATATTGCAGCTACTAGGTGGCAGGAGGCTAGGCTTTCTAATGGAATGAAAGTAAGTGAATTGTCGGTAGCTGACAGCAAAGCTTTACAGGCGAAGGGTTACATTTTTGCTGATAACTACATCGGTTTTGCAGGGTATTACTTCATGGATGATGCAACTTGCATCGCCACTACTTCTGATTATTCGCAAATTCGCATTAATCGAATTTGGAATAAATGCGCACGTGCTATTCGTGTAAAGTTATTGCCAAAGGTCAAAAGTAAAATCAAAAAAGATGCTGCAACTGGTTTAATGACTACTACTACTGTGAAGTCGCTTGAAAATCTAGCAGGTAATCAATTACTCAAGATACAGAAGGATGGTGACATTAGTGGTTATGCGGTGAAGATTGTATCTGACCAAGCTGTAGATGTTGATAATGCGCTTGTGGTTAAAGTACAATTGACGATAGATGATATTGTCTATAAGTTTGAGGTAGGAGTTGGTTTTGCTGTTTCATTAGGGTAATTCTATTTTGTAAAATTTCAAAGATAAAAATCATGGCAAACGTCATTATTAATAAGTATGGTAAGCTGACTGGTTGGAATGATACCGTGTTCAATTTTGGTGGTACTGATTTGGATGCTGTTACGGAGTTTGAATATTCAGACGAAGTGGATTGGACAAATGAATACGCAGGCGGTGGCAATCCTGTCGGGCAGGGTGAAGGTAATTACACGGCAAAAGGTTCATTTACTGTGTTTTTAGAAGATGCAATTGCTATGCAGCGTTCTTTGAAAAAAGGTCAACGCATACAGTCAATTTTGTCGAGTGCTGTTGTAGCTTATGAAGTGGGTGGCGAGCTTTTGACAGATAGAGTTAATAATATTCGCATTCGTACTAATGGTCGAAATGTCAAACAAGGTGATAAAACTATCAGTGTCAAGTTTGATTTTATTTGTACTATTGAATACGATGTATAATAAATAAAGTGGTGTATGAAAAAAGGATTATTGCCTTATGATGAAGTAACGGATGCGTTACTTGTAGATTGGCGAAAAAATAAAAGAAAGGTAGAGGTAATTGCTGTTGACTTGTCAGATGATGATGAAATCATTGATGATGAAATCATTGATGATGAAGATGATGCTAATAAAGCACACTTTGTTGTTTGCGCTCCTAGCCGTAAGCTGATGCACGCAGTCACGGCAAAAGCTAAAGAAAGCACACTAGGAGCGGAAAGAATGCTTTTGAAAAATTGCATACTCGCCGGCGATAACGAGTTATTAGAAGATGATAGCGTGAGGGGCTCAGTTTTAGAAGCGATTTCGGAATTGATGGAAACACGTAAACGTACAATCGTAAAGCGTTAAGCTCAATTCAAGATATTGATGATGATGAAAGCGGATGGATTGAGCGTATTAATGCTACCATTCGTTTTTTTTATAAGGAAAACCCACAAGAATTGAGCGATGAAGATTGGGTTGATAGGTATAATGATTACTTAATTGTAAGAAAACAAGAAAACGATTTTTTAAAGAATACCATTCAGAAAGCGATAATAGAAATATTGCCAGAAGAATGGAAAACAAATAGTTAGAAATGGCACGTCAAACTACGGAATGGGTTCTTAAACTGATTGATAAGGTGACTTCACCTATCGATTCCGTAGTGAAGAAAGTCAAAGGATTGGAAGCGGTGGTAAATAGTGCAACGTCTCATATTGATAAGTTAGAAAGGCGCAGTGGTGTTTTGTCTAATCGTTTGGCAAAGATTGCGCTTGGTGCAGGTGCTTTTGGATTGTTGGCGCAAGGTAGTTTTGATTTTGAAGAAGGAATGGCTAGAGCGAATACGATGGCTATGGTAAGTCAAAAGGAAATAGATAAATTATCTGGTAGTGTGAGAGGTATTGCGGATGATATACCTCTTGTTAGAGACCAGATTACAGATGGATTGTATTCCGCTATTTCAGCAGGTGTTCCAGACGATAATATCTTGTCATTTATTGAAACTAGTAGTAAGTCGGCATTTGGTGCGAATGCTAAATTAAACACGCTGATTAATAGTACTGCAACTGTAGTAGGTGCTTATGGAGAATCTTGGGAAAATGCTGCTGCAATTCAAGATAGATTTGCTAAAACTGTACAGTTAGGTCAAATACCATCTTTAGAAGCACTCGCCAATGCTTTGCCTTCTGTTGCATCTACAGCAGCAACGCTGAAAGTATCGCAAGAGGAATTGTTAGGTGTTTTTGCTGCTACTACTGGACAAATAGGAACCGCATCTGAAGTAGGTACAAAATTAAATGCTACTCTTTCGGCAATGATAGCACCAACTAAGGAAGCTAGTAAAATGGCGGAATCGCTAGGTGTCGCTTTTGATGCGAAAAGTATATCAAAATCGGGTGGACTTAAGAATTATTTGGATTTATTAATGCCTAAGATAGCTGAATTTTCAACACAAACAGGAACGACACAAGAGGAAATAATTGCAAGTTTATTTGGTTCACAGGAAGCGATTAAATTGGTCATGGGTCTTACTGGTCAATATGCGAAAAGTTGGGTAGATAAGACTGGTCAAATTAACAATGCAACGGGTACAGTAGAAAAGCAATTTGAAATAATGGCTAATACTACCAACGCAAAAGTCCAAATATTCCAAAATCAATTTGGAAATATGATGGATGATATAGTGGGTGCAGTGAAGCCAGTGTTTAAAGTTTTATTAGTTGTTGGAGGTGTGGTTATGAACCTGGTCACTACTTTCGCAAATGCTAACCCTGTTTTATTTAAAACGGTTATTATTATATCTGCTTTTACATTTGGTGCTGTGGCGTTGACAACTGCATTGCAACTTTTAGGTAATAACTTTTTGATAGCTGCTTTGAAAAGTAATAAGCTATTGATTGGTATGGGTAGAATGATTCCAAAAGCATTTCAATTGGCTTTTACCTTTGCAAAAACATTGGTTTCGTCAATTATTCAATTGTCCTTGTGGTATTTACGATTGACAATTAGAATGTACAAAGTTGGATTTCGATTTATTTGGTTATCACTAACGATGAAAGGGCATTTTGTGAATGCAGTTAAATCTACAATTACTAGCATAACAGGCTTATTGTTATCTAAGCTTAGATTAATAGTTACGAATACAAGATTAGGGGTTTCATTGATGTTGACTAGGATGCGTTTTGGTATGACAAGTGCAATGTTATTTGCTTCGTTTATTCCAGCACTTCTATCGGCAAAAATGGCACAATTAGGGTTTAACGCGGTGATGGTGGCTAATCCAATTTCTGTTGTAGTTTTGGCAATTGGCGTCTTAATAGGTTTGATAG